TAACGCATATAATTCATGTGTTGGTATTTCCTCTAAACCTACCGCATAGCCAGTAGTTTCACTTCTAGTTCCTTGTTCAGCTACGAAAGTTGCTGAAAAAGTTGCAGTTCTTTTTGGAATCTGCACTGATCTATTAGTTGTACTTCTAACTCTAGCGATTGATCTAATAGGAGATATTTCTGTAATACCTTTGATTAATTCTTGCACATACTCTGGTGGTGCAAGGTAACCAGCAGTATTATCATTAGAAGCAGTAAGAACCTTTAATTCGTCAGGTGCCAATGCTTCTTTGCCTTGTCTCAACCATTTGTCAAAAACCTTTTTTTCGTGTGAAGAAGCATTTGAATATGCTTTTCCAAACTCAGGTCTTGACATCATAGTTTCAACTTTTTTGACTCTCTCAGCCACTTCATCTTGCGCAAGTTTCTGTTTCGTCACCATTTGGTTCACATCTTCTAACTTGTCTAAAGATTTCTCAATTTTAGAAAGTTTGTCAGATGTTACTGGATCAGCAGAACCATTTTTTTTGATTTGCTTAATCTCCTCTTGGTGCGTTTCTTTAAACGCTTCAAAAGTTTTGCCTAGAGATTCAATAGCTGTTTTAACTTGATCGTCCATTGTTATATCCTCTAAGTTATTGTTTAATGATACTTGCAACTTTATGTAATAAAGCTACAAGCTGTTTATTTTCATCAGCATCTCGCTGGTTTAAAGACTCAGCTAATGCTTTCGCACCAATCTTTGCCTCTGTTCGTGAAAGACCTCCTGCATCACGCAAGATTTTCTCCCAGTCACGAATACTTTTTGAGTTACCTTTAACTGATTGAACCATTGCTTGTTCGTTCATTGGAAAAGTAACTAAGCTAATTTCCATTAGGTCTACTTCTTTAAGAGTTCTAATACCTCTTTTATTTTCGTTATAACCTTGTTTTTGTGGATCAGCTTTAAATCCTATAGACATTCCATCTAAAGCACCCATTTTAAGTAGTTCATAAGTTTCTCTACCTTTTTGAGTACCCATAGCTAATTGTCCTTTTACAAATAAACCTTTTTGATCTTCATATATTTCTGTAAAAACACCAATTGGTTCGTCTGTTTTATGTTGAAATAACATTTTAACTTTAGATGCTGGTCTTTCTGCTAAAGACTTTGTAAATGCACCTTTTGCTACAATATCGTTTCCTTGATCTTGATTACCAAAAATAGAACCATATCCAGTAAATACTCCTTTGGCATCTGATTTTACTTCTGACTCAAATACTATTTGTTTAATTTCAGAATCACATTGGCATTCGCCATCATCATTACAATGTGTATGTGATTTCTTTTTAGGTTTCTTGTGGTATGCTCTTTCTTCATCTGGCTCATGTCCACCCATTTCATCTTCAGGTTTACCAGGTTTTTCTTCATCTGGTTTATGTCCACCTTTACCTTTCATAGCTTCTTCATAAGCCGCATGAGTTCCACAAGGCATATAAACTCTTTTACCATTGTCCATTAAAGAATGAATACCTGTGCAACCTATTTCTTTTGCTCTATCTCTAGCTTCATCTTCGGTTGTAAACATATCTTTTCCTTTATGTGAACCTTTTGGTTTATCTTCTTCATGACCCATTTTATCATCATCATCATGATAAGATTTATCTTTGTCTTTATCTTTTTCTTTTGGCTTGTGTCCACCTTTAGCAATAATATCTGTTAATGTTCCGATTGCACTAGCCATTTTTTCTACATCTGTCATTGAATATTCCTCCTTTTTATTCCTTGCATTGTAAAGTGAATTACACACAGCAAACCTTTGACCTCTTTTTGGAAAGTCTTGTACAGATGTTTTATCTCCCATACATCTCTCAATAAAGTCATCTCTTTTTTCTTTATCTTTTGGTTTTACTAGTGGCATTATTTTTTCATGTCTTTTATTTTCTTAACTAATTTTTTTGACCAACCCCATTTATCATTTGATTTACAGATACCATAACCTGCTATTAATCCTAAAATAAATTCCATAATTCCTCCTATAAAAAATCAGGTGTTGTATAAATTACTGAACACCTGCAATTTATTGTTTCTCCTGGTGAACCACTTGGATCACCTGGATATTTTAATCTTTCACCACCAACAACGAATTTCTGGTCTAAAGGTATTCGCTGACCACTTGCGATTGAGTGTGTTACCCTTGTTCTTGCATCTTGGATAGCAATCCACTCTTTCTGCGTTCCTGAGATATTCATATTCTCAGCAACAGTTTCGTTTGCCCATGAAGCAGTTCTGTGTGTTTCTGTACGAGCAATTAAATTTGCTCTATAAGCACCAAAACCCAAAATGGTATTACGCAAAGCATTACCAGTTTGCTCAGTAGACAACCCATCATTGTAACCACTATTTATAACACTTTGTATTCTATTTCTAGTTGTTTCATTGATGTCAGTTACCATAGTACCAACATTTTCCTCAATATACAAGTTTAACTTTCTATCAAACTCACTATCAAAGTCTTTTACATTTTGCATTCTATCTAATGCGTAATTTTTAAATGCGTTTGCAATTACTGTATATTGTACTCTAAAGATATTTTGCAATGTTTTTTGGTTTCTATTCATGTCTAAAGATATTAAAAAAATAGAGCCAGTTTTCCAAGTTTCGTTGATTTCATTGGCTAAATTACGATAATAATTGGTCATTACTCTGTTAAAATTTTTTATAAATGGTTCTCTTAATCTATTCTGCCTATGCCATTCTCTTTCAGCAACTTTCTTAATACCAAATAATTTAACCTGTCTTTCGCTTACTATCATTAGTGTAAAGTAGTGTTGGGTGGCTTATCATATTCTGATACCATAATATCTGAAAAATCAATACATCTAGTTGCCATAATAAATGTTGCTAAATGTACAGCATCTTCTTTAGTCGGTAATGAAGATACTCTAATTACAATATTACATTCATTGTTTGATTTATCTTCTTCTATAAATAATTTTGTTTCTATTTGTTTCATGTTTTCAAAGGATGTCCTGATGGTAATAAATCTCTGTCAAATTGACCGCTTCTAAATCTACCACGCCTTACTGCAAATAAAAACGCATTTACTCTGGCATAAGCCCATTGCTCTTCACTTCTTACATTTGGTCTTACACTACCAGGGTTGGTTCTATATGCACCTACACCTCTTCTGAAAACTGCCGCTAACATTCTTAAAGTAACTCTTTTACCTCTTTTATCTCCATGCTTATCGTTATGTTCTTTTACTTTATTTCTTAAACCTTCTCTAACTGCCGCTGTTAATTGTTTTTCTTCAAAGTTTTCGTCTGTTAATTCTGATACTTGTTCTACAAATTTATTTCTTTCTCTGTTTAATTGGTCTACTTTTTTATAAGACCAAGTTTGCCCTGCATCTCCACCCCAAAGTGCCCAAGCTATTCGTCCAGCAGATGGATATCCCTTTTCACCAACCCTAAAACCCTCTGCTCTTTTATCAACCTCGTGTCTTGCAAAAAAAGATTTCATTCTTCTTACTGTTCTTGGCGAAAGTTTATCTCCTCTTACTATTTGGTTTGCTCTAGCTACACCAACCATAGTGCCACCACGATTAAATTCTTTTCTCCAATCTAAACCTTTTCTAGCTTCTTCTTGCATACCAGCTGTTGGTTTTGTATCTATATCTTTTTCTGCTTTTACCATTTCTTCAATTTCTTCATCTAATGATTGTTGGTCTAAATCTAATTTTTCTATTTCGTTTTGTTCTTCTATCAAATCTTTTGGTATATCTTCATCTCTACTTGGTGATGTTTCGTCACTAGCTACATTTAGTGGCATTAAAGTTGCAGGCACTAATAAACTATCACCACCATCTAGTGGTTCGTAACCTAATTGTTCTCTAGCTTCGTTTCTGGTTAAGATACCATTCTGTACACCTTGCGTTACAGACTCAAATACTCTAGTTCTTTGTTCTGCCATTGCTGGTATAGAGTCAATGTCATATCTTAATTCTAAATCATCACCAAACTTTGGCACTAACCATTCGTTCATATCGGATTGTATTCTATCTAGTAAAGGTATAATTGTTTCATTGTATAATGCTAATTTAGCTTCTGCAAAATTAGAATAAGTTTGAGCATCTGGAATACCTATTAACTGACTTGGTACACCAAAAATTAAAGCAATATCTTTTGCAGACATATTTTTTAATTGTATAAAGTCCATATCTTTAGGACTTAATCCCATTTCTTTCCAATCAAAGTCACCCTCTAATAACATTGGCTTACCAGCATTACCTGTACCACTAAATC